TTTTATGAATATTATAAAATTATATAGAGACTCAAAATTTAGAAAAAGAATCAATGCATATCTTTTTGGAAATCCGAATAAAAATAATCCAAACGATGTTGCAAAAGCACTTCGTAATATGGGGTATGATGAAATTACTCATATGGAAAAAGAATTAAATATTCAACCAAACTATGACGAACAAATTGATGAACTATATAGAGATGTTGAAAATTTTATAGACAATTATTTAGGAGAAGTAAGTGGTAATGTGGGTGATGATAGTCAACCAGATGGTGGATATTTACCAAAAGGAAAAGTTAGAAAATTAGATGCAAATGACGGAGTAAATAAAAGTGATGATTGGTTTTATAGTGGTGGATATATACAAACAGAATTTCCAGTAGCAGATGCAATTTGGGGTGATGAAGATGAAAACCAAACAACAATAAAATACACAGCTAGAAATTTACCTAGATTTGATGAAGAACCTACGGAATTTCTTAAAGAGGGATTACTATTAGAAGGTGGTGCGTATGGTCATATGTCACACCCATTTGATGATATGGATTTAACTTTTGGTGATTTAAAAAATATTATTAAATCTGCATTAGAAGGTGACTTAGGAGTTGTTAGAGAAAAAACTGATGGACAAGCATTAGCAATCAGTTGGAAGAATGGTAGATTAATTGCAGCTAGAAACAAATCACATTTAGCTAATTCAGGAGCAAATGCAATGGGTATAGATGGTGTATCTTCAAAGTTTCAAGGAAGAGGTGGATTGAGTGATGCATACAATTACGCAATGAAAGATTTAGATGCAGCAATTAGTAGTCTATCCGATTCACAAAGAAAAAAGATATTCAACGAAGGAAAGTGTTTTATGAATTTGGAAGTAATATGGCCTACATCAGTTAATGTTATTCCGTATGGTCAAGCATTATTAGTGTTTCATAATACGATTTGTTATGATGAAAAAGGTTCTGCAGTTGGTGCAGATAATTCTGCAGCATCTACATTAGCAGGAATGATTAAACAAGTCAATGCAGATGTTCAATCTAAATATACAATACAAGGCCCACCGATAACATCAATTCCAAAGTCGGAAGATTTAAGTTCTAAACAAGGAACATATCTTTCTAAACTTTCTAAATTACAATCTGAATTTGGTTTAAAAGATAATGACAATGTTGCAGATTATCATCAAGCATGGTGGGAAGATTTTATAACTAAATCAAAAGTAAAATTACAAAAATTAGAAAAAGATGCTTTGATTAGAAGATGGGCATTTGGTGATAAATCATTTCGTTTAAATACAATATCAAATAAAGATGCACAACAATGGGCAATGGAACATGATAAAGTAAATGTTGCAAAACAACAAAAAGAAAACATTAAACCATTTGAACAAATATTTTTAGGAGTAGGTGCAGATGTTTTGGAATTTGTTGGAAGTGTATTAACAGTTTATCCTGATAAGGCAATTCGTTCAATGAAATCTAGATTAAAATCAATTGCATCACAAGTTAGAGATGGTGGAGACCCATCAAAAATAACAAAACTAAAATCAGAATTAAGTAGATTGAATTCATTAGGTGGTATTGATAGAATTGTTGCAAGTGAAGGATTAGTATTCTTTTATAATGGTAAAACATATAAACTTACAGGTACCTTTGCACCTCTAAATCAGATACTTGGTATTTTTTACTCATAATTTGATATATATTATAATAATAAACAGTTACAAAAAGGAACATTAGTATGGCAAAAAGAAAAAGTTTTGATGAGAAATCAAAAGGGATGCACAAAACCCGTAAACTCATTATTGACACGGTTTTTGGAAGAGAAGATAATACTCAAAGAGTATTTGGTTATGAAGGTGAGGTTAGTCAAAAAAGAGAAGTAGGTGAAAGGTGGACTGACAAAGAAGGTAAAGAGTGGGAACAACAAGAGGGGTTCGTTTCTGCAGTTACTCAAATGGACGACATTAGAAAGTATTTGGATAAATTGAATACTTGTAGTAATCCAGATTGTGTAACAACAAAACCATCAATGGCAGACAAACGATTAATTCGTAAAACAGGTCTTTGTATAGTTTGTCTGGCAAAACAAGAAACGGAATTAAAAATGGATGGAACTTACCCATTTTATGAAGATTATAAAATAACTCTTAATAAATTGGGATTTGTTAGAGATACAAAGGCACAATATGAAGAAGCTTTATTAGGTATTAAACAACAAATAGAACAAGTTACAGAAGATGGTAGAGTTGAAAAGTGGACATGGGATATTGATATTGAAAAAGTAAAATCAGACTTAAGACAAGATATAGATGGTGCATATAACGCAATAGAAGAATTATTATTGAGAAAAGCAGCATTAGAAGAAAAATTGGTTGAGTTAAATCATCCAGAATTAATAAAAAAATAAAAATTATGAAAAAATTATTGAATTTAAAAAACATCGCAATAGCGGTATTAGTAGTAATAGTATTATTAGAATACTTTAATCCAGGTGGTAAAATGCCAGGAAGAACTATTAGAATTGATGGTAAAAAATACGAAGTTATTAAACATGAAATTGACACAATTGATATAGTTAAAACAAAAATAGTAACTAAAAAGGGTCAAGACATTTATCACGAAACAATTAAGGAAGTAAACATTCCAACAATTGTAGATACTCAGGCTTTATTACATGATTACTTTGCAAAGAATATTTACAAAGATACATTAAATTTACCAGATAGTTTAGGAACTGTATCTTTAATTGATACTATTACTCAAAACAAAATATTGGGTAGAACTTTCAATGCAAGTGTTAAACAAAGAACTATTAAAGAAACAACAATTGTTAAAGAATTACCAAAGACTAAAGTATTTTATGGTTTTGAGGGTGGATTTAATAAAGCAGATGTTGTATCTCATTTAGGATTTGGTTTTTTGGTTAATACAAAAAAAGATAAGATATTCCATTTAGGTATTGGTGCAGCAAATAGAACAACCGATGGTACAAGTGGAGCATTGTCACCTTACATTGGTGGTGGTGTATATTGGAAGATTAAATTCAAAAAATAATATATGGCAGTTCAAGGGCAACCTAAGAAGTCATTAAAAGAAATAATAGCTGAAGAATATCGTAAGTGTGCGTTAGACCCAATTTACTTTATGAAGAAGTATTGTGTTATTCAGCATCCGGTGAGAGGTAAAATACCCTTTCACCTTTTTCCATTTCAGGAAGATTGTTTAACTGACTTTAAAGATAATCGTTTTAATATTATTCTTAAATCTCGTCAGTTGGGCCTATCAACCTTATCTGCAGGGTTTATTTTATGGAAGATGTTATTCAACCAAGACTACAATGCATTGGTAATCGCAACTAAAGTGACCGTAGCAAAGAATCTGGTAGAGAAGGTAAGAGTTATGCACGACTTACTTCCTATTTGGTTAAGAGATGGTGGTAGTAGTTCGGTAGAAGATAATAAACTTTCTCTTAAATTAAAAAATGGTTCACAAGTAAAAGCAATCGCAAGTTCTCCTGACGCAGGTCGTTCGGAAGCATTGTCATTGTTAGTTGTGGATGAAGCTGCATTCATTAGAGATATTGATGAAATTTGGCTATCAGCACAATCAACTCTATCAACGGGTGGTTCTGCAATTGTATTATCTACTCCAAATGGTGTGGGTAATTGGTTTCACAAAATGTGGGTAGATGGTGAAAGTGGTGCAAACGGATTTAATAATATAAATTTACATTGGACAAAACATCCAGAAAGAAATCAGGCATGGAGAGATGAACAAACCCGTATCTTAGGAGTTAAAGGTGCAGCACAGGAATGTGATTGTGACTTTGTTGGATCGGGTGATACAGTAATCGACCCCGTATTATTAACATGGTACAAGGATACCTATATTATGGACCCGGTTGAAAAAGGTGGATTTGATGGAAATTATTGGAGATGGGAACACCCAAATTACAATAGAGCCTATATGGTAGTTGCCGATGTCGCTAGAGGTGATGGTTCGGATTATTCTACATTTCAAGTAATCGATATTGAAGATTCTTCACAAGTTGCCGAATATAGAGGTAAAATTGAAACAAAAGATTTCGGAAACTTTTTAGTTGCAGTTGCAACGGAATGGAATAATGCACTTTTAGTAATAGAAAACTCAAATGTAGGTTGGGCAACTATTCAACAAGTAATTGATAGAGGATATGGTAATTTATTCTATATGAGTAATGACCTAAAATATATTGATGTTGAAAAACAAATGTCTAATAAGTTTTATAGAGATGAAAAGAAATTAGTTGCAGGATTTGGAACAACAATAAAAACAAGACCTCTTATTATTTCTACTTTAGATACATACATAAATGGTAAAGACATTCTCATTCGTTCTCAAAGACTAATAGATGAATTGTTTACATTTATTTGGAATGGTGGTAGAGCAGAAGCAATGAAAGGATATAATGATGACCTCACAATGGCATTGGCAATTGGACTATGGGTAAGAAACACAGCACTTCGTTTAAAACAAGAAGGTATTGATTTAACAAAAACAATGTTAAACTCAACACAAATAAGTCAATATAGTGGATTTGTTGCAACAGGTAATCTTAAACAAAATCCTTATGAAATGGATTTAGGTAAAAAGGGTACTGAAAATTTAACTTGGTTATTGGGATAATTATATATTTATATGTTGAAACTCTTATAGATGAACGAAGATTTAGATAAATGGTTTAAAGAAAAGTGGGTAAACATTGGCAAAAAAGTTGATGGAAAACACCCGCCATGTGGAACTTCAGGAAATAAAAGTGGTTATGCTAAATGTGTTCCTGCAGCAAAAGCAGCCGGAATGAGTAAAAAAGAAAAAGAAAGTGCAACTAGAAGAAAAAGAGCTGCACAAAACGACGCGGATAGAGGTGGTAAAAATAGTAGTGGACAAGGTAAAGCACCAATATATGTTTCTACTAAACCAAAAAATGAAGATTGGAGTGAAAAATATAAAAGTAGTATAGATTGTAATAATCCAAAAGGTTTCTCTCAAAAAGCACATTGTCAAGGAAAGAAAAAAAATGAAACTATGAACATAGAAGAAAGATTAAATTTATTTTTAGAAAAGAATTGTCCAACCGATCCAGGTAAATGGTCTGCATCTAAATCAGCTGCAAAATCTAAGTTTGATGTATATCCATCGGCATATGCAAATGGATGGGCTGCAAAAAACTACAAAGGTAAAGGTGGTGGTTGGAAAACTTGTAGTGAAAATGTAGTAAGTGAAACAACGGGTACAGAAGCAAAAGAAATTGCTAAATTGACTGGTACACGTGATAGTATAGTACAAAAATTTATAGATGATTTTAATTTAAATGCTAAAAGTCTTTTTAATTTTATAGCTAAAGGAAAAGAAAAAGTTAGAAAAGATTTTGCAACTGCAATGTCAGGAAGACCTGGTAATAAATATCAGGGTGATTTTGTAGGTATGTTTGGAGAAGGTGTAGTAAACGAAGTTTGTTGGGAAGGATATAAACAAGTAGGTGGTAAAATGAAAAATGGTAAAATGGTTCCAAATTGTGTTCCTATAAGTGAAGCAGAAAGTGCTGCTCAACAAGCCGCTATTGCAATTAATATGAAGAAAAAAGGTATTAAACCTAAAACTGAAGATATTGATAGTGATGATGATGTAAACTACGGAAGAGTTGAACCTGAAGAATACGATGTAGAAGATGAGGATATGGTGGACTTTATTTCTTTTATGAGAAATTATAGTAAACAATTATCAGAAGCTAATTGTAATTGTGTTTATGAAGCAGAATATCAAGGTAGAGAAGTTAAGTTGGGTAAACCAATGCAAGGTGATGTTAAGAAATTCAAAGTATATGTAAAGAATCCTGCAGGAAATGTTGTTAAGGTAAACTTTGGTCAAAAAGGAATGAAAATTAGAAAATCAAATCCTGCAGCTAGAAAATCATTTAGAGCAAGAATGAATTGTGATAGTCCAGGACCAAGACATAAAGCAAACTATTGGAGTTGTAGGAAATGGTAGTGTTTGGTAATACCAAATATTTTCCGTATATTTAGAAAAATAGAATTATATAAAAATGGCAGATAAATCAATATTTAGTAGGTTACAGAAATTATTTTCAACTAACACTATTGTCCGTAAAACGGAAGATGGTGTAAAAGTAATCGATACCGATGAGTGGCAGAATATGACCACAAACTTGGTTGATCGTTTTATGAAAATGAAAGTGACCAACTATGGTACAGGACAAACACAATCTTCAATGGCATATCAACAAGTTAGAATTGACTTGTTTAGAGATTATGATTCAATGGATATGGACCCGATTTTATCGTCTGCATTGGATGTATATTCGGATGAAACTACTGCAAGAAATGAAATGGGTAGTGTATTAAAAATACATCACGAAGACGATCATGTAAAACAAATATTAGAAAACTTATTTTACGATATTCTTAATGTAGAATTTAATTTATGGCCATGGACAAGAAACTTGGTTAAATATGGTGATTTCTTTTTACAATTAGAAATTGCAGATAAATTAGGTATTGTAAATGTAATGCCATTATCTACATATGAAGTAACAAGAGTAGAAAATTTTGACCCAGAAAATCCTCAAAGAGTTAAATTTATATATGCACCATACCAAAACCCATCAGGTGGATATGGTATGACTCCAAAGAAAGAATTTGAAAACTATGAGATGGCCCACTTTAGATTAAATTCAGATTCAAACTTTTTACCTTATGGGAAATCTATGGTAGAAGGTGCAAGAAGAGTTTGGAAACAATTGATGTTAATGGAAGATGCTATGTTGATTCATAGAGTGATGAGAGCTCCTGAAAAAAGAATATTCAAAATTGATGTAGGTAATATTCCACCAAACGAAGTGGATAACTACATGCAGAAGATTATCAATAGTTCTAAAAAAGTTCCATTTGTAGACGAAAGAACTGGTGATTACAATTTGAAATACAATATGCAAAACCTTATTGAAGATTATTACATGCCTGTAAGAGGTAATGATAATGGTACTTCAATTGATACCCTAAAAGGTTTGGAATATAATATGATTGATGATATTAACTACTTAAAAGGTAAGTTAATGGCAGCATTGAAAATTCCAAAAGCATTCTTAGGATATGAGGAAGATGTAAATGGTAAAGCAACATTAGCAGCACAAGACGTTAGATTTGCAAAAACAATTGAAAGAATACAAAGAGTATTGGTGTCGGAATTAACAAAAATTGCAATTGTTCACTTATATGCACAGGGTATAAACGATGATAAATTAACAAATTTCTCATTAGAATTAACAATCCCATCAAAAATATACGAACAAGAACAAGTTGAATTGTATACTTCTAAAGTTGCATTGATTCAACAAATGCAACAAAC